CGTATTTTATTCATTATTTTATCAATATTCATTTTAATAAATGCTTCAGAATAAGTATTCATATTTACTTCTTGACCTTCATTTAAAGAAGGATTACATTGATATTGACATGTATCCATATAATCACATGTAGATGTATATGCTCTATCTCCTACTTGAAAAGGTTTAGGTTCTTTTGGTAAAGTAGAGAGAGAAATTAAAAGGGTCGTTCTCATATTTTCAACATCAAAATTTGTTTGGTTATGATTTAATATACAATCAACCGCTGTTTCTTTTAACAATCTCGTCACTATTCCTATTTGTTTTGCTTTATATTCAGCAATTCTGTATATATATAAATCTGCTGCTTCAACCGATTTATTAAATGGTAAAATAGTTCCATGTAAAAATATTTGTACATTTCTCTGTTCCAAAGGTAAGGCTTTATGACTAAAATTTCTCACTGCTCTACCTATAATTTGTTCTATTCTATTTATATTATACCACGGATCCAATATATGAACTTGTCTTATATATTTAAAATCTATCCCTTCTGAACCTGCTTGTGATATTAAAATGACTTTTATATATTTTCCTTCCTTATTTTTTTCATCTGTTATATTTTTTAGTTCTTCTTTATTATTTGGTGATAATTTTTTATCTCCTGTAATCATTGTATAACATGCTGGAACATTTGTTCCATTTCGTTTATCTATCTTTTTAAATGTAATACTATCTATTGAAGGAATATTATATTTTGAATCAAATAGTGAATTATGTTTGAACCTTTTGAACCCTAATTCTTCTAAGGCAAGAGCCATTGGAATTAAACCACTATCTATATATTGAGAATAAATTAATATAATTCCTTGTGAAACTATATCATTTGAAGAATTATAAATATTTTCACAAATATTTTTTATTTTTGAACTATAATTTCCTATTTTATCTGGTTTAAATATGTGATAATTTGGGTCATCATGTTTATATCTAAAATTTTCTTTTTTTGTTGCGGTATCTTCATAATTCATAATATTTTTTAATCCATTTGTTCCTATTAAATCTTTGTATGAAATGTCTAACTCATATGATTCTTCTGATACATCTGATTCTTCCGGTTCTTGAACCATTCCTCCCTTTTGAATTGATGATTCTTCAGGAGATGATTCTTCAGAGGATGATTCTTCAGAAGATGATTTTTCGGGAGTTGATTCTTCAGGAGATGATTTTTCGGGAGTTGATTCTTCAGGAGATGATTCTTCAGAAGATGATTTTTCGGGAGTTGATTCTTCAGGGGATGAATAATATTCTTCTAAAGACACTTCTTCAATATTATTATCTAGTGTAGGATAACTAATAATTAAACATTGAATTAAAGGCTGAAGTATGGTATAATTAAATGTAGAGAAATCTACAAACATTTGATTGTCAAATAATTTTTTAATTATATAATTATAAACTTTACTTTGATAAGATTGTAATTCAGTAAGATATAATCCTAATATTTTTTCTGTGGGATTATTAATAGTTTTTCCATTCATTTGTAATGTTGGTACAGAATAATGTTCGAAAGTATGTTCAGAAGCAAAGTATGTAGGGTAAACACGAAATGGAAATGTATATGGATTTTCACCTCTAACAAAAGATACATATCCAGTTGCTTTTTGAACTAATAGTTCTCTACTTTCTTCTTTTAAATTTTCATTTTTATCAAAAATATCACTTATTTTCATAATAGATCTTCTATCATTCATATTCATCATGTTTAAAATCCAAATAATTTCTTCACAACTATTAAACATAGGCGTTGCTGTTAAAAATAATAATCGTAAATTATTTGCTGCTTTAACAAGATTTTGAAAAGCAGTTGACGCAATATTTTTTTTATTTTCACCTCCTTTACTATCATTTATATTTTTCATATTTTGAATTTCGTCAATAATAATTAAACTATTATTAAATTCGTTCTGTAAATTTTTTATGGTTTGTTTAGTATCATCTTTATGTGTAAATTGTTCAATATAATTAGCAAATTGAATATACCCAAAAAAAGAATAATATGAATTAATTAATTTATTTACTTGTTTTAATAAATCTTCTCTACTTATTCTAGAATTCAAAGGGTTTACTTCTTTAAGAATTTTATTACCAACTACATCATTCATTATCCAAGAAGAAGGTTCTTGTAATCGTCGTTCATCAAATAATTGTAATTTGAAATTATCTTGAACATTAGGTGAAGCAACAATAATTATTTTTTTATTAATTCCCATTTTTTTTAAATAATCACGCATTTCTTCAGCAATACCAATAGCTGTCAGCGTTTTTCCACTTCCTAGACCATGAAATAATAATAAACTATTATAAGGTGTTTGAAAAGATAAATAATTTCTAACAAAATTTTGATGAGGAGCCAATTCGAAATCGGCATCAATCAATTCTTGTGTATATCTTTCAAAATTAACTTGATTATCATGTAAATCATCTGTTATTTCATGTAATTTTCCATTATATTTTGTTTGTTGAAATTCTTTTTTTTCAGCTATTTTTACGTTAAAATTAATATTATTTAATGTTGGATATAAAAAATCATTTTCATCATCCAACGATAATTTTCTTTCTATTTTTTCTTTTTCAAAAAGAAAACGATTACATTCTTTACTATACGGATTATTTGTTTCTCTACAACTATCACCAATAGTTTCTAATTGTGGAGAAATATTTGGATAATCAACCACAAATTTATCTTCAACTGGATTTTCTTGTAATTTATTTTGGATAGTACTTGGTTTCAAGTCAAAAATACTATTAGTTACATATTCTTCAGTTGCTGAAGGCATGGTCAAAGGCTTAGGTTCAGTTGCTGAAGGCATGGTCAAAGGCTTAGGTTCAGTTGCTGAAGGTATAGGTTGAGTTGCCAAAGGCTTAGTCAAAGACTTTTTGGTCAAAGACTTTTTAGTCAAAGGCTTTGTTGCTGAAGGTTCAAGATTGGTTGCCGAAGGTTCAGGATTGGTTGCCGAAGGCTTAGGTTCAGTTGCTGAAGGTTCAGGATTGGTTGCTGAAGGTTCAGGATTGGTTGCCAAATCTGGCAACGTTCTTTTTTTTCTAGTTTTTCTTTGTTTTTTTTCCAAGTCCATTATATTTATAATAATAAATAAATATAATAATTAACGATAAATAATATTTTCAGTAATGGTTTTATGAACGTTGATTAATACTTTTTTTTTCTCTATATGATATGGACGAATAGAAGATAAACATTCATCAAATGTTTTCCATTCTATTTTACTTACTTCTGAAGTTTGATAATTTAGTTTATCGGTAGATAAGTTGTTTTTATTTTGTAATACACCAATAAAATATTTATGTTTATAACATTTATGATTTGAACCAATAAATAATTCTTCAAAAGGAAGAATATTTTCAATAATAGTAATATCATTTATATTAATACCGGTTTCTTCTTGACATTCTCTCAAAGCACAATCTAAATCCTTTTCTTGATAATTTTTTCTGCCTTTTGGGAATTCCCATTCGGTATCAATCCATTTAGTATTACTTTTGTCAATCAAGTCTTTTAACGTGACAATATTTCCATTATAATTTATTCCATTTATTAATAACTCAAATTTTTTTTTTGATTTAAATGCTTCATTTTTATATAGAGGATTAATAATAGGTTGTCCCCATAATTGTTTCCATAATTCATCAAAAGATAGAGAAAGTAATCTTTTTTTTTCTTCAATAGACATTTCATCTATTTTTTGTTGAACTTGATATAAATTATTGGGATTATATTTGCCGTATATAAAATCAATATATCCGAAACTATCTTTTCTTCTGATCATTAAATAATAATAAATATTATTTATTTTTTGTAAAAGTATAATACCACAACTAATAATGGGTAATTTACATTGATGTAATACGTGACCATTTTTACAGCAATTATTACACATCATGTTTTATTATAATAAAATTTATTTTTATATTATAATAACTTCGTGTAGAGAATATGATTTATTTCTTATATTATGAAAATGAATGAAATGATTATTGAACCAAGTGTATGGGGTCCTCATTATTGGTATATATTACATACGATTGCGTTTTGTTATCCATTGCATCCTAACGCAATTACCAGAAAAAAATATTATGAATTCGTTCATAATTTACATATTTTTATTCCGAATAAAAATATTTCAACAAGTTTTAGCCAATTATTAGAGAAATATCCAGTTACGACATATTTAGATAATAGAGAATCATTTATACGTTGGACACATTTTATACATAATAAAATAAATAAAAAATTAGATAAACCAATTATTTCTCTACAAGAATTTTATAAAATATATAAAAAGAAAAATAAAAATCCAGAAAAAAATAATATTCAAATTAAAAAAATTATCCAAAAAATGATATATGTTATAATATTACTTATATTTATTGGATTAATATATTATTTATATAATAAATAATAATATACTATATGAAATATGGTGGAAAATTAATAGACGCTGGTGGTTTTGGATGTATATTTAGACCGCAACTAAAATGTAATCCAAATTATGTTATGGCGGGAGATAATAATTATATTGGTGAAAAAGGAGTAACAAAATTATTGAAAAAAAAATATGGACTAAGAGAATATAATGACATAAAAAGGTTTATTCCTATTTTAAAGACAATACCAAATTATAATAATTATTTCATTATATCAGATTATACTATATGTAAACCAGCACCATTAAAAGAGAGTGATTTAATAGATTATGATAAAGTGAAATGTAGTGCTTTAACAAAAAAAAATATTTCATCAAAAAATATAAATTCGTACTTGGATGAAATATTAGCTATAAATATGCCTTATGGAGGAATAGATGCTAGTAAATTTATTAAAAATAGAATTTATGACCGAAATAGTATGGTAATTTTTAATAAGAAGATGATTGATTTATTAGTAAATGCAATTATTCCGATGAATAAAAGAGGTATATATCATGGTGATTTAAAATCATATAATATTTTAACAAATATAGAAAATAAAAAATTAGTTTTGAGAATAATAGATTGGGGATTATCATCATTATACCTACCAAATGTTAGGAATGAAAGTCAATTTACAGAGATTGGATTTACAGACGATTGGAAATACATTCCATCAAATTTTAGAAATAGACCTTTTCAGTATAATGTACCTTTTTCGAGTATTTTATTTTCAGAAAAATTCAATTATATTTATAGTAATTTTTTGATTTCAAAAAATGGTAAATTTACGAATCGAGATATAAAAGAATTTGTAGTTAATTTTATGCAAGATATATATAATCTAGGTGGTTTAATTACATTTAATTCTATATTCAAAATTCACACAAAATTAACATATATTTTTTCATCAGATGATTTAATACAAACAAATAAAATAATACAACCTGAAATTTATAAATATACATATACATATATTTATACATATATATATGAAATATTGATTAAATTTACCAAGCCATTTTCTTTTGATGTTTTGGGATATTTTAGTAGTGTTTATACAAAGAACTTAGATGTTTGGGGTTTTGTAATGTCTTATGTAACGTTATGTGAAGCAGCAAACAATAAAGAATATATTGTTTATAACGATATAGTTAAAAATAATATGAAATCATTATTAAAAATATTATTAAAATATAGTGATAGACCAATTAATACTTCCGAAGTGATAAATACATTATTAAGATTTGATAAACAAATAGAAATAAAAAGGAAAACTAAAACAACAATAAAGAATAAAAGATAACTAGAAGTTAATATTAATATATTATATGAAATTAGAAATAATAATATTATTAATTATTGGATTTATAGTTGTAAATATATATTATGATTGGAAATTTATAAAAATATTTTATTTATATAAAAAATATTTTACAATTGCTGTTGTTATTATTTTAGGATTATTGGTGTATTTATTAATTAAACGAGATCCTTTACAGACAAAAAAAATATTGTTATACGCAAATAATATGGTAAAATACATGCCAATAGATAAGAAAGTAATAGAAACTATGTCTCCTATTTTAGATTTTACAAAGGAACAGAATTCATCGTCTTCTTTCATGATAGACATGAATAAATCATTAAATCCGATAACAAAAGCAACAAAAAGAAATGTATCGGAAACAAAAAAAAAGTTTATAGCTTCTCAACAAAATTGGAGATGTGGACAATGTAATTCTCAATTAAATCATACATATGAAATAGATCATAAAATTCGCTTAGAGTATGGTGGAAGTAATGAAGTAAATAATTTGGTTGCACTTTGTAGAAATTGTCACGGCGAGAAAACAGCAAAAGAAAATATGTAATTATATATATGGAAAAAAATCAAAAACATATATTATCATCATTCGATTATGGTAATATTGAAAAATTTTTTTCTGGTGAATTGACATTATCCATAATATATTTTTTATCAATAATTATATTAATAATAATAATTTTTTCTACAAATTATATAACTATTAGCTATATATTTTCTCTATATTTTTGTCATTTGTTTTTTTATCAAATATATAAAATAAATAACTCGAAAGATAAAGAAATAGGATATACAACAATTATAATACCTACTTTTTTAATAGTTGTTGCTTTGATTGTTAATTATATAATTCCTATAAATGAAAATATAAGTGATGAAATGAATAATCCAAATATGGAAGGTTCTATTATTGTTATAATTTATTCAACTATTGTTTATAGTATTTTATTTATATTTTTCTTAGTATATAACACATATAAAAGTAACAAATTTATTTTATTAGGAATTTCTATTTTTTTTATAATTACATACACATTATTTACAATAACCAGAAATAATGTACCATCAACTCTTAAGAATCCAGATAAAAAAAATACATTTTTTGTAAATTTATTATTATTTACACCTTGTCTATTTTCTATAATGTATTTAATATTTATGTTTGCTGATAACTTGAAAGCTTTTTTAGGTTATAATTTACCATTAGGTCAATCTAATTTGTTATATAATAGTAATTATGTAGAGAAAACACAAGAAGACCCTTC